GCTTTTGGTTACTCTGCGATTGTGACGCAAGAGCTTATTGAGCAGGCCTGTAAGAAGTTGTCCGTCATTGACGATTGCTTTGAGGAAGACTTGACGAGGCGAGAAATCGTGTTCAACTCTTCCTTTGAGCTGCCTTTTAATGTAGCTGGCTCTTTTTTACCACTTTACAAGGTTGACAGGGCTGTTTCTATTAGTCCTAAGAGTTCGTATTTTGTTACTCCAGAGTATGGGTCTCTTGGTGACTATGATTACATGCCTGCTCATTTGAGTCCTGTGAAGCGTGACGGTCAGTGGGTTTTTCCCATGAATAAGGCTGTCCAGCCTTATTCCTCTCCCCTGTTGCATTATGAACAGCCATGGCTTAGGCAAGCTGTTTATGTCGCCACGCGTCCTTTATTTTCGCTAATTCAAGACCGGAATCGTGATGTGTATAGTTTTGAGCAGGCTGTTCTTGGTGTCAGTGCGGAGAAGTTTCGCAGCATTCCGCGTAATACTGCTTGTGGCTATCCTTATTGCCTTGATCATAAAAACGGTAAAGCAGACTTTTTCGGTACGGGTGATGACTATATCCTTACCAGTCCTGATTGCGTGAAACTTCGTGAGCGCTGTGAGTATATTGTTCAGTGTGCTAAACAACATAAGCGTCTGTCTCATGTCTTTGTTGACTTTTTGAAAGATGAGTTGATGTCCCCTGCCAAGATTGAAGCTGTGGCAACACGGTTGATTTCGTCGGCACCTCTTGACTATACTGTTGTTTTTAGGCAATATTTTGGCGCTTTTTCTGCGGCGTGTATGTCTGTACCTGTTCGCTGTGGGATGGCTCCGGGAATCAATTGCTATAGCGATTGGGATCTTCTTGCGGCTCAACTGCAGAAGAAGGGAGACCACGTTTTTGACGGTGACTTTAAGGCTTTCGATTCCAGTGAGCAGCCGTGTATTCACGATGCCATTCTTGATATCGTGAATGCTTGGTATGATGATGGTCCTGACAATGCTATGGTTCGCAGGGTTTTGTGGCTTGAGCTCACTCATTCCCGTCACATTGGTGGTACGGGTTATGACCAGCGTCATATTTACCAGTGGAACAAGTCTCTTCCAAG